TACCTCTACTAAGCCTTTTACAATATCAGCATATCCTGTTCCTGATTGCCTTTTATTTTCTTTATTAATCCATTGATTATACTGATAAAAATAATCCTCATATATATCCAACTGCGCTTGAGTTGCATATAAATTAAAATCTTGAGGAGACAAATATCCGTAATTATTTTTATTAATAATTGCTAATACTGTATTCCTAACTTCATTTATCATAGCCATAAAAAATACTTTTTAATCTTTTACAAATATAGCAAAAAAAAAGAGGCTACTTTTTTTGTAGCCTCTTCTTAATATTGTGTAATTTGGTTAGCCTACAACTACTGATTCAACTACAACTTGACTACCGCCAAAGATTGGCATTAGCACTCTTGTTACCGCTGGGCCAGGAGGTTCAGGAAGATTAATTCCCACTGCACCTCTAACTAAAGCAGTTTCAATAGCTGATGAAACAAGTCTACCCGTTCCTTGATCAGAATGAGTAATAGTAATTGTGTCAGCTGCCGTATTTATAGAATTCAGATTAACAAGTGTAGTAAAGTTATCACCTCCTCTATCTGTAGATATAATTGAATCTATATTATACATTTTATTAGAAGATGAAGATTGGTCAAAAATAGTATAAGCATCAGTATCTCCAAACATTACTGTTGATGAAGTAGTAATTCTAAAGTCATCTACAATAGATAATATAGTTCCCGTAACACCATCTGTAGTATTATCCACCACATCATCTGTAGTAACAGTTGTTAAAAAAGATTGTGTAGAATCATATATTTGAGTTGCTAAAGGTCTTATTTCAAAAGTATCATCATAACCACCAGGAGCTGTAAAAAGATCAGTAGATATCAATACAGCAGTTTCCGCATTTACTCCTGTAACTGGAGCCAATACAGTAGTTCCACTACCTCTTGTTGTATTAGCAACAATATCTCCTGCTTGTATTTTACGACTTGAAAAATTTGCTCCTGTACTATTTAACACACCAAGTTTTCTAATAAAGTAAGACTCACCACCTACAGGAAAATTTGCTGCTGCCAATGTTAATTCTGTATCACTTTGAATTGACTGAACAGAAGTTACATTTAAAGATGCATTATAAACAATGTCGTTATTTTGAACAGGATTTGTTCCTGTTAAAAACAAAGCAGAAGCATCATTTATTTTTGTTGGTGCTGTTGAATTACTTATAGTTGCAATAGTATAAGTTGCAAGACCATCACCAGTTGTAATAGTACCTGTGTCTCCTATAGAATAACCTGATCCTACAACAACTACTGCTATAGTGTTAACGTCTACTACTCCACCTGTTTGGGTAAATGTTACAAGCATTCCTGTACCACTACCTGGTTGTGCGCCTCCTGTAACTGTAGCCACACCTCCACCTGGAGGTGTAGGGTAGCCCACTCCACCTGCAGCATTAGTAGCTGTTGCTGCATTTCCTAACGATGAGTTGGTTCCACTAACCATTGCATTAGCATTCCTTGAAGGAATTACATTTGTCATTGTACCAGAGACTGCTTGAGCGTTTACTGGTATTTCTAAATATTTTGCTGACATATTATTATTTTTTTTAAGTTAATATTATGACCAAGCAATACCAGTTATTACAACGTTTGTATTTGCAGCAAGGGCTGGTAATTCCGCAAATCCAGGTACAAAAAATTGTGCTGTTGGAGTTGTCCATCCTGTTGATAATGCTCTTGCAATAGAGTCAACAAATAAGTTTCTCATTGCTCTACATTGCTCAGGGTTTGCAGCTGAGTAAGCTGGTAAAGCTGAGTGAGTTACTGTTAAAGTTGTATATCCTGCCGCTTGATTAGCAAAGTTAATTGTTACTGTTGCATTTGTTGCTTGTTCTACAGCCATTACGTTTGTACATGGCATTAAAAGGTCTCCTCCCGCAATTGTTGCTGCGTTAGAATTAATTAAAAGAAATTTTTCCATAATAAAAATAAGATTAAGGGGTTAGTTAATAAAGTACAAATATAGAGAAATTAATCCTCTTGATTTAAGCTCTTTTTTAACATTTTATAAGACTCTATTCCTTCATCACTTTGAAAATAAGATGCTACAATATAATAAGGATCTTCTCCAAAAGGCACCGTTAACATACGTTTTTTATTTTTCTTATAATTAAAATGTACGTCTTTTTGATTGTTTTTAAATTGCAATACATTTGAACTAAACATTTGAATTACAGTGTCTTGAAGTTCTAACATAGGGTCATTTAATATATTCATAAAATCTTCTGGAGACTCTTTAGAAAACATTAAAACATCTCTTTTTAATTCTGCTGTTGACATTTTATCTACACTACCTCCTAAGAAAACTCTACATACAGTTACAAGTTTATCTATAGATAATTCTTTAGCCATAATTTGAGCGTTAAGTTGCATTTCTGCTAACTCTAACTCTTCTTGAGCATCTCGTGCATTATTTATTTCTTCAAATACCATGCCGTTTTGTGGATGATAATGTAAAAATTGTTGTAAAACTTGATTTTGTTTTTCAACAGTTAAAAACCCATCTTCAAATACTACAGGCTCTAATATTGCATTGCCATCTTGCTCATCTTCAAAAGGGGACTTTTGATTACGTGCATAACGTAATGGTCTGTTTGTCCCTTTTTCTTCGTCAAAATGTAATAATGGAAATCGTGATGAATGTCTTGACGCTAACATATAAGATAATGGAGCGTCTTGTCTTGTTAATCTATAAGATTTAGATAAAAATTTTTCGTGTGGTTTTTTCATGATAATAATATTTAATTTAATTTAATTTTAAAAATAAAGGGGGGACGAATCCCCCCTTAATTAATTTACTACTGTTTAAGAATTGAACAAGAAGAAGTTATTTGCACCTAAAGTACAAACTGCTCTTTCTGTCAAGAAGTTTACTGTCATTGCATCTAAATCAGATGTTGCAGCTCCTCCTGCTGACCCTGTAATCCAAGTCTTGTAACGTCTGTCTTCAGTTTCAGAAGCTCTGTATCTAACGTGTAAGAATGGTCTCTTAGCATTTTTACCTAAGATTTGGTCATAAACTGAAGTTGATCCTGCAGGAACTAAAAGTCCATTCACACCACCACCAGTTAAACCACCTCTCATTGTAGGATCATTTAGATATTTCCAGTCAGACTTGTAAAAGTCATAACCTCTTCTAAATCCTGTAAAACCTAAGTTTAAAGCCATTTCCTTATCATTGTCAAATAGACCATATGAAGTTCCACCCGCTCCGTAAGAGTTTTGTGCAGCTAACATATCATCAATATCAAATGAGAAGTTTCTATTTACAAAAATTACATTTTCTTCAATAGCACCTTGCTTATCAAGTCTTTGAATCATAGAATCAAAACCTGCAAGAGTAGTTGGGTTTCCTCCACCCCAAACATTTCCTCTATTGTTTACTGCAAAGAATACACCTTCAGAACCAGCGTGTGGGAATGCACCCCCTGTAGCTGAACTTAAGAAAGCTTCTGCACCAGAACCTGTTCCCGCAGGTACAGCTTCAATCATTGCAGTTTCCATGTAGTCTTCAAAACGTAGTCTTGTCTCATGCTCAGACTTTAAGTACCATAGGTATCCGTTAGCACCATTTTCAGTTTGGATTTCTACCCAACCGATTTGAGCCATATCAGAACCAGAAACTTGGTAAGTATCTTTCATAATAATAGGCTTATTAGAAAAGAATACATCATCTGCTTCTAAAGAACCTTGCATTCCAAGAGATCCTTTTGCAAATTCTGAACCGTAAACAAATACAGTTAAAGTTTGACCTGTTCCAAAAGTTTGTCCACCTGCTTCGTAATACTCTACTTGAAAAGTATTAGCGCCTGGAGTTGGAGCAACAGAAATAACACCTTTATTAGATAATGTTGAGCCAGGTGTGTTATCAGAAATCATAACTGTTTGACCTGCTCTTAATCCAATACTTGTTTGATTAGCAACCAAACCTGGTATGTTTGTATCACTTATTGTTATTACTGCTGTATTTACACCTGCTGCACCTGCTGAAGCACAGTCTACATATTTAGTATGTAATCGTCCTTGTTCAGCCCACTTAATCATATCTGAGTTAGTTGGCATTTCAGCACCTACCATTCTTAAGAATGATGCTACTGTTCTATTTCCATAACGTTCAAATTCCTTTTCATAAGTATCTGGAAGATACTGATTTAAGAAATCAAAGTTTGTTATGTAGTTTGTTGATAACACTTGCTTCTGAGCCGATGGCTGTAAAGCAAATGTTGGGTTTAATTGTACTGACATAATTGTTTAATTT